CGAAGGAATGAGTCAGGCTATGATCGACCAAGAGTTTTATTGTAAATTCATCGAATCGGCAACATCATTTTTCCGAAACATCGATGCTGCGTGTACTCTTGAGATGGAACCTCATAATCCGCTTCACCAATTCCAAATGGGAGTTGACCTTGCAAAATACCAAGACTTCACAGTTATTTCTATTGTTGACCTTAATACACTAGAGCAGGTGTATATTGAACGATTTCATCAAATGGACTGGAATCTACAGAAGTCAAAAATTGAAGCTGCATATCATAAATTCGGAAGACCAAAGGGCTACATCGATGCTACTGGTGTTGGTGATCCTATTGTGGAAGACCTCAGAAATAGGGGGGTAATGCTTGAACCTTTCAAATTCAACGAGAACTCTCGTAAGGACTTGCTGGTTAACTTGCAAATTCGTATCGAACAAAACAAAGTTCGGCTTCTTAATTACGAACACCTCAAAGAAGAGCTGAGTTACTTCCAATATGAAATGTCAGAACGTGGTAAACTTAAGATTAAAGTTCCGGACAATCTCCATGACGATACTGTATTCGGGACCGGACTTTCTTGTTGGAATTTGCCGGACAAACCTGTTCGACTTAACCGGGCTACAATGAACATGCAACAAACGCAAGGTGTTACCCCCATGTACCCAGAATTTGGGTTCTAACGTGTTATAATTTTAATATGATTTCAGACGATTTACTCTTATCACAACACCGTCGAGAAAAAGAAGATTCAGCCCGCTTTAAAGAGCGTCGTACTGAACAATGGAATGAAAATTACCTTCTATATCGAGACAAAGTTTTCACGAACCGACTGACTCAACGACAGCCAGTCAATATTCCTGTTATTCGTGAAACGATTCAAACGTGGATTTCAAAAATCGATGAACAACCTCAACTTACTTTTGAGGCTCGTGGTCGTGGAAAGAAAGACAAGCGAGGAGAACTTCTCGTAAATGAGATGTGGAATTTTACATATGACTCACAAAATCTCCAACTACTAGACAATCTCGATAAGAAGATTGTTGGATTGCAAGGTCGCTCATTTAAGTATTGGGCATTTGAAGATGGTCGTGTGAAGTGTTATGTGGTTGATCCATATGACGTAGACATCGACCCTCGTGTGAATCCTTTCGATTTGAACACTGCTTCATTTTTGAATCACAAAAATATTTATGTACCTCTTCGACGTGTCTTGGCAAATCCAACATATCGGCAAGAAGGTAAAAACGCACTAAAGCATTATCTTGATTCTAGTGCTGGTATTTTAGCTGCAGCAGATAACGAACAAGAACACTACATGCGTGAAGCACGTCTTAATGATCTTGGTGCAAATAACTTCGACCAGTATCGAGCTACTGATGTGATGGTAGAACTAAACCGTTCTTTCAAAATGCTTTGGTCTAACGAAGAAAATAAGTTTGTTCGTCATCTTATTGTGACTGCAATGGACCAAGCTGTCCTTTATGTAGCCCCATTGAAAAAAGCTATTGGTATCGACTTCCTCCCGTGGTCTTCATGGGGTTCAGACCCAGACCTAAACGACATTTGGTCTGATGGAGTCGCTGACTCAGTGCGAACTATCAACAAGGTCATCAACATGTACTTCTCTCAAGACCTTGAGAACCGAACATACCGAAACTTCGGAATGTATTTCTACAACAACCAGAACGGACAATTCCAACCACAAGCATTCGAAGCAAAACCTTTCGGAATGTATGGAGTTGCTGGTGATCCAGACCAAGTCATCAAGCAAATGAAGATTGAGCCTCTTGAAGATACTACTAACGCAATGGAGTACCTTAAGAATCTTGTGCAATCTTCTGTAGCCCAGACTCCAACCGAACGAGGTGAGCAAGTGAAGAGCCGAACTACTCTTGGAGAAGTTCAGTTGAATCTTCAAGCTTCTAAGACTCGTAATGAAGTTGTTGCAAAACAATATCAATCAGCGTGGCAAGAAGGTGGACGAATCTGGTATGAATTGATGGTCAACAATGCGGTTGGTACTTTCAAGCTTTACAAGAAAGCAAAAAATGGAACGACTCATTCTAAAGATGTGACTCGGGATGAATGGAAAGTGCCAGAGGGCTACGAATGTAAAGTAATTCTTAAGTCTGACAAAGAAGAGCATGACGACATGGAGTTCCAGAAACTACAGTTCGTTAAGCAGACTTTTCAACAAAATCCGATTGCTCAACGGATTGCTCGTCGAAAAGAATTAGAAATTCTTGGATGGGAACCAGATGAAATCGATGAAGTTATGTCGATTGAAGAGCAACAGCCTCAATTAGCTTCTCCACAGGAAGAAGGTGGAGAACAAGAAACTCCCACCCCAGATGCTGTACCATTAGAAGCAACACCTAGCCCACAAGCGGTATGACCATATTAAATCGTTTTTTGGGTAAGCTGGGCGTTGACTATTCTGGACTCAATGCCGAAGAGAAAGCTACGTTCAATGCGTGGCGTGACGCTTTGGCGGGTCGCAAGTTAACTGATGAAGATGTCAAGAATTTTCTTGACTTGGAATATCATGAGTCGGTAGTGAAACTGTCGGCAACAGATAACTCTAAGGAGCTTGATCTCTTCTTAAAAATGAAAGTTGACTTTATTATCAAAACTAAGGATTTTCTCGCATCACCTGAAAAAGAAAAGCAGATGGTGGAGAACCAAATCCAACAACAAATAAAAGAATTATTATGGGAAATTCATTTGAAGTACCAGCACGACCATGGGGCGAAAAAGAAATTAAGTTTCTTCGAGCACATGAAGCATTGCTGGACAACGATCTTCGAGCCGAATTAGGACTCAAAGTTAGCGAGGATGCACCTGAGGAAACTCCAGTTGCTACTCCCAGTGAAGGGGGCGAAGAATCAGCTCCCGAATCTGGGCAAGAAGTGGAAGAAGTTCTTCCAAACACTGATGGAACAGGTCCAGTTGACCCTGAACAAGTTCCGGAAGTAACAAACGATGTTTCTGGAGACGCTGCAGCAACTGCTGCAATGGAAGCTGGAAATGAAGCTGCAGAAGCAGCTGTGAACACTGAGACTGAGCAAACTGCTTAATCTCTGTTATAATTTAACTAGCCAAACCCGTTAGACCGGACGGCAAAAACACTATGAATACAATTACACCAAACCCCGAAGTACCGGAGGTAAACACTGAGGTAGTCGAAACTCCCAGTGAAGTACCAACTGAGACCGTAGGGACGGAGCAGACGGAAACTGTACAAACCGAAGACGTTGTCCACGAAGGTGGAGAACCGATTGACTACCGACAGAAGTTTATTGATTCTGCTAAAGGAGCTAACCAGCTTCTTGAAGAGAAGAAAGAACTTGAACGTAAGCTAGCTGAAAAGGATCAGCAGCCGGTATCTCAGGAATTACCAATTCACTCTCCTGATACAACTCTCTATCCCGGTTTTGAGAACTTGGACCCAGAGGCTCAGAAAGACCTTATTGCTTACACCAATCTCGTTACCAAACGAGCCGTTGATGAAGTAACAAGTAACCCAGCTATTGCTTATGCGAATAAAACGTATAACGAAAGTAAATGGGAATCCGCTTTTTCTTTAGCAGCTGCCCAGTACCCAGACCTACTAGAAGCTAAGGATGATTTCAAAGCGAACTACTTTGATCCAAATAATGTTCCCGATAATATTGGAGACATCTTGGAACATATGGCGAAAGCTTTCCTTTTCGATAAAGCCCAAGCAATTGGTGTGGAAGAAGGGAAAGAAATAGCGGAACGAGTTCAACTTGAATCACCTACTGGTGGAGATAAGACTCCAACAGCCCATCGGTCACTTGATGATTGGTACCGAATGTCACAGGAAGACCCTGTAAAATTCGCATCCATGAAGAAAGAATACGAGGCTGACCAAGCCTCAGGGAAGCTCTCTGAATAGTTTGTTGTAGCAGGTTGAGTGATCTTAAATCGCTTAATCACTATGGCAAATAACTTAGCTGCGTTCACTCCGATTAAGTTTTCAATGAAGCTGATTGAAGTTCTCTACAACGAGACTATCTACACACTCATTGCAAACACTAAATACGAGGGTGACATCAAAAACTCTGGTGACCGAGTCCGTGTACGAACTGCCGGAAAAATCACTCTATCGCCTTATACTAAGGCAATGACCCTTGTCGCTCAGGACCTTACTCCTATCGACGAAGACCTTGTTATCGACCAAGAACATTACTTCAAGTTCATTGTTGATGACATTGACAAAATCCAAAACGACATTGACACAATCAATGAGTACGCAACAAATGCGAAAATGGATATGTCAGAACTTCTTGACGCTGACCTTCTATCTTACGCTCGAAAGAACGTAAATGGAGCGAATGCTCTTGGAACTGATTATTCAACTGGAACAGCTGCTGTAGCTGCTACTACTGGTGTAGTTACTGGTACTGGTACTACTTTCACTGCTGGAATGGTTGGAGGCTTTTACACACCAGACGCTGGTGTAACTTACTACCTAGTAACAAGTTACACTTCTGCAACTGAAATCACGATTCTTGATCTTGATGGTGTTGCTTACACTGGTGGTACCATCGCTGATGGAGCCTACACTATCGCTGCTGCGACTCCGATTGCACTCGATAAGGACAATGTATACCAATACATGGTTCAACTCGGTACAGTAATGAGCCAAGCTCTTACTCCACGAGCAGGACGTTTCCTTGTAGTTAACGCTGCATTCGAAGGAATCGTTCGACAAGCTCCACAGTTTATTCCAGCTGTAGAGTCTGCGTACACAGATGTAGTCAAGAAAGGACTTATCGGTACGTTTGCTAACTTCGACATCATTTTCTCAGAACTTGTTGACGGAGATAACACTACTGGATCTTGGTTCTTCGCTGGTACTAAAGAATTCCTTGCATTTGCTTCGCAAATCATGAAGGTTTCTGTAGTTCCATCTGAAACTGACCCGAACACTTTCGTTACTTCATGTAAAGGACTCCTTGTATGGGGACGAAAAGTATTCGCTGGTAATCGTGGTCGAGGAGCAGTCCTCCGAGCAACTATTGCCTAACCTTAGGTCCACTCTCCTCTGGAGGGTGGACTTATAGGTTATAATATACATATGACTACTAACGAAATTACATCAGCAGCACGTCGAAAAGTTTTGGAAACAACTGACGAAATCGTCAGTAATGAGGCAGTTCTGTTGTATGCCAACCAAGCTTATATCGAAGTATATAAAAGACTCTTCACCACAAGTGAAGTAATCACAGCCACAGTCTCATGTACTAATGGTGTTTGTGTGTTGCCGACTCGTTACGGGCGTATGTATGCAAAAGCTGTCGATTCAGACGGAAACGAATATGAAGAGTTTTCTATTGCCGACTATCATCTCCAAGAATTTGATCGGGGCTACACAATCGACAATGCACAACTACTTGTTAGTA